CAGGGCCAAGGACTACGGTGATGCGTACAAGAACCACCAACGCATAGCCGATGGATGGAATATAATAATAGAAGGAGCCATGGAGAAACATGGTCAGATAACTCCGGCCCACGTCACGCTGATGATGGACTGGGTAAAAACGAGCAGACTAATAGAAACAATAGACCACGAGGATTCGTGGATCGATAAAGCAGGATACACCGCCTTGGGTGCGGAGTTCATTGAGGAGAAATAATATGCAGGTAAACCTGTTTGGTAGTGCATTGCACCACCAGATCAAAGGGGAACTAGATCTAATAGACAAAGACTGGAACATACCACCAGAGTACCCAGACCTGACAGGCTACAAGGATGTGGCTGTAGATCTAGAAACCTATGATCCTAACATCAAAACACTGGGGCCAGGATGGGCACGTAAGGACGGACACATCATCGGCATAGCTGTGGCAGCAGGAGAATACAAAGGGTATTTTCCCATACGTCATGAGAACGCACACAACCTAGATCCGAAGTTCACACTCAAGTGGCTGAAGAAACAGATGGCTGTGCCTGACATGAACGTGATCATGCACAACGCAACCTACGATGCAGGATGGATGAGAGCCGAGGGTATAGAGATACAAGGCAGGATCATCGACACAATGATTACTGGCGCACTGGTGGACGAAAACCGTTGGTCCTTTGGACTCGATGCGATGGCTCGAGACTATGTGCAGATTAGAAAAGACGAGAAACTTTTACAGGCAGCAGCCAAGGAGTGGGGCGTAGATCCAAAGGCAGAGATGTACAAGCTACCGCCCAAGTATGTAGGATCGTATGCCGAGCAGGATGCCGTTGCCACGCTCAAATTATGGGAAGCCTTGAAGATACAACTCGAGGATCAGGAACTCTGGCACATCTGGAATGTGGAGACAGACTTAATACGCTGCATGTTGGACATGAGAACCAACGGTGTGCGTGTAGATCTGGACAAGGCAGACAAGAACAAGAAGTTAATTCGAGCCAAGACCAAGGAGCTACGTTCGTATATCGAAAAGGAAGCAGGGATGGAGGTGGACATTTGGGCCTCTGCTTCTATCCAGAAGATGTTTGATAAACTGGGTATGGAATACTTTACCACAGAGAAAGGTGCGCCATCGTTTACCAAATCGTTTTTAAACGATCACCCTTCAGAAGTTTGCCAAGCGTTGGTCAAGCTACGTGAGTTTGATAAAGCTGACTCTACGTTTATCGATAGCATACTGCGCCATGAACATAAGGGTCGTGTGCATACGGAACTACATTCCACACGAAGAGACGAGGGTGGCACGGTTACTGGACGCTTCTCATCATCCAACCCAAATTTACAGCAGATTCCTGCTCGAGATCCCGACATCAAGAAGATGATTCGTGGTTTGTTTATACCAGAGGATGGTTGCCAGTGGGGGTCGTTTGACTATTCGAGCCAAGAGCCGAGGTTACTGGTGCACTTTGCAGCGTCCGTGCCTGTAGGATTGAGGCACTCTGTGGTCGACAACATCGTAGATGAGTTCAATACAGGAGATGTAGATCTCCACCAGATGGTGGCAGACCTAGCAGGAATTACTCGTAAGCAAGCCAAGACCGTGAACCTTGGCATCATGTATGGCATGGGCGTGGCTAAGTTGGCGGATCAGCTTGGCATACCTGCGGATGACGCGAAGAGTTTGATCAGACAACACAGGGATAAGGTGCCGTTTGTTAAAGGTCTTGCAGATCTAGCTACCAAACAGGCATCGGACAACGGTCAGATACGCACTCTCCTGGGCCGTAAGTGTAGGTTTCATCTCTGGGAGCCTCTTACCTTCGGAGTAGGTAAACCCCTACCTCACGACGACGCACAGAAGGAGTACGGCAAACAGATCAAACGAGCCTTCACATACAAGGCGTTGAACAGATTAATTCAGGGATCAGCAGCCGACCAAACAAAGAAAGCAATGCTTGATTGTTACAATGAGGGACTTACTCCTATGCTTACGGTGCATGATGAGTTATGCTTCAACATAGAAGATGAAGCCCAAGTTGAAAAAATAAAAGAACTAATGGAAACAGGTGTGCCTCTCAAGGTGCCCTCTAAAATTGACGTAGATATTCAACCAGATTGGGGAGAAGTAGAATGATAGATCCAAACATGAAGACACTAGGACTAAGAGAAATGCATCCAATGCAGGTCAAATGCCTGATGGATTTTGTTGGCACGACCATAGAGTTAGCTGCTGGAACAGGAAACGAAAAGACTTTACGAGATGTAGAAGCCTCTGCTGATGAACTCATACAACTGTTGGGGGGCAAGGGCGTTAGAGTAGAGGTAGAAGAAGACTAGTCGCTACGTCTTTGTATTTCTAGGTTGGCACTCTGCGAAGCGGGGTCACCGAAGACACTTGGAGCAATGGTTTGTGCTCTCTCTACAAACCCTTCTGTTAGATTACCTGCTGTGTTTCTGACTTGAGCTAGGGTATTTCTGACTGGAGTTGTGATAGCCTGTGGAAAAGATACCTCGGCCTGTGGCTGTTCTACTTCAGGCGTAGTTACTACTGGTGTGGCCTCCGCTACCCTACGTGCTCGATCTGCACGACGTTCTGCAAGCCTGGCTTCTCTTTCTTCTTTTGCCACAAGTGGCTGTAATTTTTGAAGACGACGTTGACTAGACAGCCTGTTTAGTTCTCCCCAAGGACGTTCCTTAATTAAATATTTTTTGTCTTCGCTACGCATTTCCAGCATGACATCTTTAATAAGTTCCTTGGATGCAAGACCGGGCCAGAACTCCCCACGCATAATGACGTTAATTTCTTTTCCACCCATGCCTGATTTTTTAAGACCTGAACGGATAGATTGATCACTTGCGCCCATGGCTCGTGCAGCTTCAATCTTGTAGTACAGATTGCTTTGCTCACGATACAAGTTATCAAGGTACGTGTTCCAACCTTCTATAACCTCTGGTATAGTTGCATCCGCACGTTTAATTTCTCTGTTGGCAGACCCCTTGGCAGAGGATCTAAGTGGGAGATACTCACCACCTTGAAACTCAAAATCAGTTCTAGTATTGACGTTGATTGGTGTAAGACCTGTTACAACCCGAGCAAGCTCTTCGTTAACCGCATACTCTTGACCACGAGTGCCTCCCTGATCCTTTATCGCTCGAAGCAATCTACCCTCTTGAAACTTACCAGATCGTTCTTCCTGGAACATACGACCATAGCCTGGGATGTATGTACCAGCTATGTGAACAAAACTCTTTTGCATTTTAGTTCCAAAAGAATCTGAGCCTACATAAACTTTTGAGCCTGTTTGTGTCTCACCGTCTCGACCAATCCAAGACTGTGGCAGCACATCTCTTACCCGTTCGTAGATCAAAGATTCAGATAAGAACGGCTCGGCATAACCTTCTATAGCAGACCAAGCAGAGTTCATAATCTGATCCGCTTCTCCTTTACCCAACTCACCTCGCTCAAAGTATGTTCGAAGAGCGGCACGAGCAGGGTCTAAAACAAATGCGTGTGGAAAGATAAAGCTAAGATCCCCCATAGATATTTTACCACGTTTGTCATTATCGAGAACAATCATCTGATGTCCGTCGTAGAAGTCCGCTGTCAAAGTAAGAGCAGCGTTCATTTCTTGCTCCGTGGTTCCTGTTGCAAGCATCGAAGCTTTGGTCATGGCTGCTGGAAGAATAGCGGACGTAGCTACATAGGATGTAAGTCTGTTGGTTCCAATACCGTGGATGCGTCGTTCAAGGATCTTTGCATTATCTTCCCCTATCGACCTAATCAGAGCTTTACCTGCATCTGTGTTGGGATCTATTTTAAAAGACATTTCTTTAATGCCTCGGGCCAAGGTGTTGGCAGAGTTCCTAATGTTTTCAGATGCGAACGATGTAAAGTTACCAAACACTGGTATGGCATCGAGTCTACGGATTGCTTTACCCACACGGCTGTACACAGGCATAGTATCTTTAACGATGTCGCCCGACATTGTCAGAAGAAAGTTTGCAGGGGATTGATCAAGAGCCAAGGATGCTCCACGCTTGGCTATACCCTGTTCCACAAATACTTTTTGTAACTCAGGAAATACATTTGGTGGTAAGGCGTTAATGTCTAACTTTGCTTTACCAAGAGCGTTGGTTACTTTTGCTTGCTCCCCGAATACAGACATCATTTTGAAGAAAGAGTCAGAGTCAGAATAAAACGATTCAAGCTGTTGCATAAACGGTATAACAGATGTTGATTTGTCCACAGCGGTTTGCAACCTACCTGCTACTTGAAAGTCTTGTGCCATCTCTTTGAAGTCTCGAAGGGCAGAGGTTACAAGGCTGGTATCCATAACACCCAAAGCACCAAGCTCTCGGCTGTATTTACGAACCGCCTCGTCATCCATAAGATCTACGTTGGCTGCAACTACCCTGAATGCATCTATGAAATCACTGTCCTTGGTAAAGTTTCCGTTGTTTGCCACAGCAATAACGTTACCGCTAATGTTTCTAGCTTGTGAAATAATATTAGGAACGATGGTCATACGTTGTGCCTGACCCTTGAGCAGTGCACCTATGGCTATGGCTTGTCCTAGTTCATCTAGTCCCATACGAGCAGGAGTTGTAAGTGCTTGTTTGACCTCTGGGGTTACATACATATCAGACAGGTCTGCATACGCACCGCCAAAGAAAGACTCTCCTGTTTTATCTGGCTCTAATCTTACATAATTTTCTGCCTGTAAACGTTTTAAAAAACTTAACTCTGCTTTTGGTATAACTACACCTGACACACCCCTAGTGGTTCCAACTTCTGCATAGTCCTCAAACTCCAGAGTTTCTGGATCATAAAGCAAAGGTCTTTCTTCTCCACCAATTGTTGTAGAAAAATTTGGTTCAGCTTTTGGAGCACGAACAATCGCGGGTCGTTGTCCTCTGTTCAACATGTTGAAAGCAGTGGAGGCAGCTACGCTAAACCCTCCTTCAGAAATATCT